CTATACCGTCACGGTGATCTATACCGTAGGCGGCCTGCTGATCTTGACGGTGATCTGTACCGTCGGCGGCCTGTGTCTGCTCGAGGAAATGCCACAGCCGGCGCAGGTCTTCGTTGGGCCCGGCCGCGTAAAAAGTGACCGGGAAGTCCTGGTGCAGCCTTCGGCGCTGACCGTCATCTCCCAGCAGCCAGGCCACCACTCCGTCCTGTGGGTCATCGTATAAGTCGAGCAGCCAGCCTTCGATTTTTTCCCCCGCCCCTTGAGGGGCGGGGACAGGGGTGGGGTGTGCTTTCATCGCTTATATCACGCTCAGATCTGTAGCGACGCGCTGATCTGTAGCGACGCTCACCGCCAACGAAGTTTCCCCGGTGGGGGCGGCATCGATGGCGAGGCTATGGATCTGCTGCACGCGACTGACGCCCTGGTAGATGGTTGTCACCAGGTCACCGAGGAAATAATCGACGCCATAAAAGGCGGAAGGAGTTTGGAAGCATTTGAACGTAAGCGCGTCGATCATTCTTTTCTTGTAAAGGGCTGCATCTGCACCGGCCTGCATCGAGGCTGTATCGATGACGCCCGGGAGAGTGACCCAGAGCTCGGAGTCATTGTCGGCGGCATAATCCAGGCTGGTACGAATGAGTGAGGCGCGGGAATGGTCGCGCAAGACACCTCCACCCACGATAGCCACGGTCTTCTCAGCTAGCCGGTCCAGAACATATACCGGATCGGACATATTGCCAAGAGCAAGAGAAAAAGTAAGTGAAGTGGAGCGGTCTTCGCCCAGGTAGAACTCTCTCCAGCGAAACAACCACATCCCAGCGCCCGAATATTGCATGGTAAAGTCGCCAGAATCGTTTAAGGCGGCGCCTGCGGCGACTAAATCCTGGCAAGTGGTCAGCAAATTCAAATAAGAGCATTCCCAATTGAACATGGTAGCTGTAGTACCTATATCCTCGAGGGTGATCTCGGGGATGTTGCCCTCCCGTAAGCGGCCGGCTGCCACAGTGGCGGCGGCGGTAGCGTTGTACTTGACCAGAAGCTTGATAGTCATACCGGCGGAGTGAGTAAAGATCGAGCGGTTAGCAATGTTCGGATCCCAAGCGATAATACGGGTGGAAAGAAACCAAAGCGGATCCACGCCTTTGATTTCGACCGAGCCAATCTCTTTGGTGGAGTGAGAATAATACAGATAGATATACCTGGCCTCGCAGTACCAATCCAGACGGTGGGTTCGGTCACGCCTCCACACCTCGAGCAGGCACTTATATTCCAGGTCGGCCAGAGCGGGATGATCACCGCGCAGAGTGATGACCAGGTCTCCGATGCTATTCACCTCCCTGAGCAAGTGCAGGGAGGTGAAGTCAGTTACTACCGAGCGCAGCTCGCCGATGGGCGAAAGAATGTGGACCTTGTACTCGGAAGACTTGAAGCCGAAATTTGTCATGTGATTTCGCCAACGGCAAGCCAACTGATGTTAAAGTCGTGGGTTGCGAGGCTGCCGGCACGGTGCTGAATGGAAATCAGACACAGCGAAGCGGTGATATTGTAAACTGCGACAATATAATCTGGTGAGTCACAAGTGGCAAGGACGATGGGCGCTTGATTAAATGCTGCCGGGAAGTTGACCGATACGGTGCCGTTTGCATCGCCAATAAGTGAGATAACGGCGGAGCCGGCCTGCATCCCCGTGAGACTTGGGGTGTAGTTGACAACTCCCGAGATGGTCCAGTCAGCGCCCCCACCCTGGCGGCGGTGGACCAAGGGCATGGCAAAGCGTGTATACTCGCGCAGATCGGTGAGGGTGATAACACCGGCGTCTGTGATATAAACCTTTGCCAGAGCAATCTCCCAGATAGTTGGATAAGACTGAGTGACGGTGGGCACGGCAGGTGTGGGATCTTCTACACCAGTAAGGATTGCCAGGCGGACGGTTTGGAGAGCCCAATCTTTTTGCAAGACAACCAAATCATAGCGATTATTACCTGCTGAAGGGGTAACGATATCGGTATTGATGGCGACAAAATTCTCGTAGACCTTTCCATCAACCAGGGCCAGACCGGTATCGACCCGGATCGTATTCCCGGCGGGGTTGGTGACATTCAACTTATTGGCATAACCGGCCAGGACACCCTGCACGGCAGGATTAGTCGTGAAAAGTGACCTGATAAAGTCGGAGAATTGATCGGCGGTATAAGCGCCGTGGTCGCCGATGGAAGCGCCTGTCCAGAAGTAAGATGATTCTGCCATAGTTTTGTCAACTCCGTTTCCAAAAAGTTTTGTCAACTACGTTTCCAAAAATTTATATCCCTATAAATCGTTCGTAATACTGAAAGATTACCTGAGTTTGTAGTGGATCGATGCCTGCCCCGGCGACAGAAATCTCGTTATCGCCGGCGGTCAGCTCGTGATCCAGGTGGAAAGTAGCCAGATCGGAAGTAGTAGAAAGATAATTGATCAGATTGACATTGGAATTATTCTTAACCGTCTTATAACCGAAGGCGGTATCGATGGTGACAGCTTCTCCAGCTGAGATTGCATATTGAAGCAACAAAACCTCGCCGGTAGTGTAGTTGATGATCGACGGCCAGGTGAGGGGACCGGTGAAGATGATCTTGGGATAACTCAACCAGGTGCCGGTAAGAGTGATGAGGCTCAAGATGGTGGCCGAATCGACGCCGAAGATAAGCGGGAAAGTGAACGGAAAGAGCAAGCCTTGCGCATTGTTCCACGAAAGCGCCACAGTCTTCAAGGCGGGGTCGTAGAAGGTTGGATCAGGAGCATACAGAACCAGGTCGGCCTCCTGGGTTAATGCCTTTCGTTTGGCGGTATCGAATGTGAGACCTTTTTCGAGAAAACAATCGATACAGCGTAACGAACCATCCGGCAAAGTGAACTGGAGTTTAAACGGGATGGTGGAGGGGCGGAAGATAGTTAGCAGCTCGGCCCGGCGTGCATAATATAGGGTGGGAGTGGCAGCTCGTAATGTGAGCTGGAATTTGAAGATACGCGGATCCAGACGGAAACCTAAATCGGTCTCACCATGCTGCTGGGCGCTGCGTTCTGCAAGGCGGTGGAAGGGAGCCATGCCCAACCCATCGGAGGAATCGGCAAGATAAAAGCCTTGATCGTTGAGATCATAGGTGAGGCCGAGGGGCGTAATCAGTGAGATTCTAGTCAGCGTGTTTAACATTACTGCTGCACATCCCATTTATCCAGTGACCAGCCCCGGCCGAACGGATCGCCTTTGGTGCGGGTGGTCTCGGCGCGGACCTTCTCCAGCTTCGACCTGAACTCTGTAAGCATAGAATTGCCCCACTTCCTCAACACTTCGATGTCTAATACCTCGCTGCGGTCCAGCGTGCCGGAAGCGGCGGCGTAGCCGGCAGCTCCCAGAGATACAACGGCTTTCCCTTCGGTGGTGAGGGTGGTGGCGACAGCGCCGTCGAGAGTGTTGACGGTTTGGGGTTTGGTCCACCACAAACGAACTTTGTCACCAGCTTTGGGTTGGCTGCCATCGATGGCGGATAAGAACAAAGTCAAAACGCCGGCGTTCTCGCGCAGTTGGAAGCCTGCCACCCGATTCGGAGGCCAGACCTCGCCGCCGGTGGTGAACCATGGCCACCATACCTCGAGCACATACACAATCCCGGTCAAGGTGGAAGAGCTGAGCACAATTTCTCGGCCGGTGGTAGTGAGAGTGATCACGGTCTCGGTCACGACCGGAATAACCCGGCTGTATTCAGCCAGGGCCAGGCGGATAGCTGCATCGATCTCGGGGGTGGTCCAGGCGACGGCGGCGGTATCCTGCAAGAGAGCGGCGACCTGGGCCTCGAGGAGGGTAAGGTCGCTCATTTGCTTGGCTTCTTTTTGGTGACAGGTTTGGCGATCGAGCGGCGCCCTTTTGTCTCCATAATCTTATCGAGGATATTGGGGGCGGGATCTTCTGCGGACCGGAGATTTGCTGTCTTCAAAATGGAGGCTGGATCTGCTGCAGCTGCAGGGGTTTCTGTCTCCACTTCTTTGGTGCCAGGCTCAGCGATCGCCAGGCGCTTTTTTGTCTCCATCATCTTATCAAGCATAGGATTGGGGACAAGGTCTGCTGCCGGCAGTCGTCCTCTTGTCTCTAGTTGATCTATTTCTCTGGCTACAAGTGATTTTTCTTTGGCTGCCAGCTGCTCAGCGGTGAATTTGTATTTCTGGCCGGCTGGGTTGAGGGTAACTGCCCCTCCATTGGCGAGCTCACGGAAGTTAATGAGTTCATCCAAATTAAGACATAAGAGAGATGCGACGATTAATCGAGCGGGGATTATTTTACCCATTGGTAAACCTTCTTTCTTGGGTAGGTTACGGTAAAGTTCACCGTTGAAACCTACCCCTACAACATAATTGGTGACAAATTGCTGGCTGAGCGGACGATCGTGGTTTGTCTGTCTCCAATTGACGTTTACACATCAAGTCAAGTACCCTTCTCCCCCTCTTACGTGAGGGAGAAGGGTTGGCCTTTGGCCCATTAATATCGAACTTACACTCTTAGAGTGAAGTTGGCGCGGGCGCCATAGAGTTTGAAGACTGAATTCGCGCCCGGATCAACCACCATGGATAGGACGAAAGCCTCATCGTCATCGATCCAGACCGGAGTCGTGAGAGTGACGACCATGTGATGCTCGGCCTGAGTTAAGCGCTCGGCGGTGGTGTCGTTATCGACATCTGCGGTGATGGTGACAGATCCACCGGTAGGGGCAACGGTATTGGCGGGCAATGCGACTTTAGACAAAGCGACGGTGGCGACGGCGTTGAGGTCTGCGGTGGCGTTCGACCACCAGAGATCGATGCTCTTGAGATAAGCGCCTTTCAGGCCGGAAGCATTGGAAGGGATTTTGATGGGGACCAGCAGAGTAAAATCCACATCTGCGGCGGTACGCAAATCATAGGCCACATTGCTGGCGAGGGTAGGCGTCCAGGTCCCGGCGGTCTTGGCGATTTGAAACGGCGAGATGAACTGAGACATATTCGTATCGTTAACGTAACCCATTTTTATTTTCTCCTTTTATTACGCGATAAAAAACAATCAACCAGGTCTGAGAATAAAAATCACATCCTCAGGGTATAGTTGGCGCGGGCGCCATACAGAGTGAAGACGGTGGTGGCGGCGGCGTCAACCAGGATATAGAGGACAAAAGCCTCGTCGTTATCGATCCAAACCGGCGTATCGAGAGTGACGGTCATTTTATGATAGGCTGATGCTTTGCGTTCGGCGGCGGTATCGTTATCGACATCCAGGGTGACCGAGACAGCTTCACCGGCCGGGATAGTGCCATTGGCCTTGAGAGTGATCTTTTCCAGCTCGACGGTAGCCACATCATCCGCGGCTGCGGTAGAAATCCGATACCAGACATCGATGCTCTTGAGCAAACAGCCTTTCAAGTCGGAAGCATTGGAAGGCAGCTCGATGGGGATAAAGAGCTCGAAAGTTGCATCTGTAGCGCCGCGGATATCACTTATCAAGCTGCTGGCGATAGTAGGCGTCCAGGTCCCGGCGCTTTTAGCGATGGCTTTTGGTGGAATGAATTGGGACATATGAGTATCATGAACGTAACCCATATTTGTTTTCTCCTTTTGTGGGAGGGCGGGGTCTTTCCCGCCCTCCCATCGCGGTTTGAAACTACACTTAGTTTCGTATGGTTTAAGTAACGTTGCTCTTATGCAGCGGGCGGAAGTCTGAGACCAGGATGGCCACGTAGTGGCGCACCTTGATGCGGTGCTCATCATTCATGAACACAGCAGGGCTCAGCTCGTCGCCGGCTACAAAGATCTCGGGCATGAGGCCAAAGCGTTCGCCCACGATGATCGAGGGAGCGATGGCGGGATCGGCCACGGCGGCCCAATCCTTAGCATCGGTCCATTCGGGCACGACCACCACATCACCGGCCTTCTGCTTTTGCAAGTTATCGGCATGGATATCTGAAGTGTTCTCCCAATCTCCATAGAGGATCTTGGCGGCGGTTAGCTCGAGCACGAGCGGGACCAGCAGGAAGCGAGGCTTGATGGCTGCCTGTACGCCGGTGCCGTAGTAGCCGGTTTCATGGGCCAATAGCATAGGCTGGACATACATGGCCATCTTCACGACTTCCCACTCAGCGCTTGAGAGAGCGGTGGTGAGCAGGTTGGCATGTCCAAGGACGTTGGTCACGGCGGTGGCGTTGAAGAGCGCGCCTCCATCGGCCATGGTTGGGCCGACGCCGGAGCTATCCGTGAAGACGGCGGCAACCAGGCTGGATATCTTTCTCAGCCCGGCCTTGGCCAGCTCACGCGGGTAAAGGCGCAGCTTGCGGGTGTCGTCACGGTCGATGAGCTCCAGGGTGAGAGGCACGTAACCACCATACTTGGTGAAGTTGGCGGTCTCCGGCGAGTCGCCGATCTTGAGCTCGGTGTACTCGGCTCCTTCTGCGATGGAGGGCAGAGCGCCCACGGTGCCGACCAGGATACCGGTGATCTGGTTGAGGGTTTCGAAGTGCTCCACCTGGGTGATCTTCTTCCACCAGTCATACCCGGCTGCCCCGAGTTGATCCCACTGTTGGACGACGATCTTATTCATGGCGTTCTTGACCAGGCCGGTAAAGTTGGCGGTGGTGGCGAGCTGGATGCGGTCGGCGTAGTAGCCGCCATACAGGTCCCGGTCGCCGGTGAGCATCATATAGAGCTCTTTGATACCTGACAGGCGGGCGGTCTTGAGGCCAACCATGGCTTTCTCGCGCGGGGCGTCCAGCATATCGTCAACGGCAGCCTGCAGCTGGTCTTCGCTGTTAAACATGCTGTGGACCCGACCGGTGGGACCGGCGATGATCTTTCCGCCGGTGAGCTCTGAGACCAGGGTCCGGGCGGAGTCGATGGCGGCATTGAGCTCGGTGGGTTCGAAGATCTTACTTTCGAACTGTTTGCGCACATGCTCGGCCATAGGTGCGGGCAGTTTGCTGGCGCTGATGCCAGACTCGAGCAGGTACTGGCACATCTGCAAACGAACTTCCCGGGCGGCGTCGGCCTCGGCTGCCAGATTTGTGCGTTCTTCCTGGTAGCCAAGTAAAGAGCGGACCGCCTCCGCATCTTTCTGCAGCTGCGTGAGCAGCTCCGGTGAGGAATTTTCCTTGCCGGTTGTGGCGGTGTTTGCCGCCTGGTGTTCTTCTGCCATTGTAAAACCTCCATTCATGGAATTAAGAGCCCGCACGAAGGAACCTCCCCGAGCGGGATTGAATACGAGGTCGAGTTCTAGTACTCTGAGGATCTTCTTGACCTCGTTTTTGATCGCCGAGAAAACGACATCGGCGCTAAAACCTATATTGGGTTTGACGCTTTCTTTGAGCACCTGGCGGCCCAGCTCTTCGACGAGGGGCCCGCAGGGGCCCATAGTCTGGAGCTCAAGGCGGATGCCTTTAATCTCCTCGTTCCAGGTGGGATTGTGGAAGATACCGGCCAGGTCACGGATGGAGCGTCCACCCCAGAACGAATGATCGATGAAACAGTTAGCGCCCTCCCACAAAGCGAGGGAGTCTTTGATCACTTCGGCGGTGAATAACCAGCCGTTACCTTCGCCGGCGGTGATGGCGTCGATTTCAAAGCGGCCTGCATCGGTGACGAAGCCGGAGGCTTCGAGTTTCACTTGATGGTCTTGCTCGTTCTGGGTCTGTTCAATTTTTACGATCGGTAGGTCGGACATAGTCTTTCTCCTCTTCCATTTGTTCCATTAGAGACGATATCTTACACAGGGAGATTGCAAAAAAGTAAAGAATGAATACAGTAATTACGATAGCGATGATTACTACAATTAGTAGAGTGGTCATAATTTCCTCCTATAACCAGCGCGCCTTTTCCGGTGGGCTGCCTCCTGGAATAAAGCGGCAAATCCATTGATTGTCGCCCACCCGGGCCCATTCACTACCGGCGGAGTCGGTGATAGTCTCGTAGACGTTTAAAACCTCGCCGTAAGCCAGCTCACGGATGACCGGGGCGCTGGTGTTGGTCCCGCCGCGCAGCTTGAGACCACCGACCATAACGAATACCTGGCGGAGTGTAGGAGTGGGGGTTGGGGCGGGAGTGGGATTTGTAAGCATAGCAACCACGGCAATTAACTTATCATCCTCGGTCTGGTAGGTGACGGAGTTGTAGCCGACTTTAGCATCGGGGCTTACCACAATCACAAATCCAGACATGATTTCACTCTATATCCTACTCCGTTCGGAGTTGTAACCGATCTTTCCATCCGGAGAGACGACGATCACAAAGCCGGTCATCATTCTGCCCCTTTGACATCCCCGGTAACGGGATCGATCTTGACCCCGGCGGGCTGGAGCGGGTTTCTCTTGCCGGAACCGGCGGGTTGTTTACCGCCTACGGGGTTTGCACCTGGCTGCGCTGGCTGCTGGCCTGGCGGGGTGTAGGGTCCGGCTTCTTTACCACGTTTGAGCATGCCTTCGACATCCACATTCTCGGCGGCAAAGCGGTAAGTGATTCTAAGCAGCTCGGCGTCATCGATCAGACCTCGATTGCGCAGCTCGAGGAAAGCGCCGGTGACGGTAGAAGCAGCCATAGCCAGGGCGGCATTGTCACGCGAAGAGATATCATAGCCGGAAAGGCGCAAAGGCGCTTTCTCGTTGACCAGGCGATCGTAGGACCTGCGGCGGCGGATGGCGATCTTGGCCAGGTCTTCGATCATCCACAGGAAGTAGAGCTGGCGCTGCTGGAAGCGGCGGAAAGTGGGTCCACCGGCAGACTCGGCGGTGGTACGGGTGGCCGATTCGGGTTCGGCCAAAAAGTGAAGTGGGACGCCTGAGCCGGCGGCAATCATCTTCTTGATGGCGAGTCCATCCTCGGCGGCGTCGGCGCTTTGCAAGTTTGGCGACAGGACCGACCAGGTCTCGGTATCATCCGAGACCAATAGTGAGCCGGGGTTGGGCGGGTTGGCGTTGAGCTCGGCCTGGCGAGTCAGTCTCTCGGCGGCTGAATTGAACTTAGCCTTGATCCAGAAGATAAAGGTATTCCGAAAGCGATTAAGGCGGGCGCGGTCTTCCAGCCAGGCGGCGTAACGGCTTAGCCATTTGAGCATGGGGGCCAAATCCGATTCGCCGTGTTTCGCTCCTACGGGTTTATTTACGGTGTAATGGATCATGACCGTATCAAATGACCCTTGTTCGTTTTTAAAGTCATCCTGGGCGTTGTAGGCCTTCCAGGAGCGCTTCTGGAGCGTGTCGGACACTCCACCGAGTGTAGTCTTCTCCAGGATCTCGATTTCTTGTTCGAGGTCATTGTCGGCGGTGTGGATCTCTTCGATATCGGCGGCCGGCGCGGCGCGCAGATAAGACATCCCGGCGGCGTCGGTGGATAGAATGATGAACAGCTCGCCCGAGCGGCTGAGCTCGTCGCACCATTCGAAAACGCGCACATCCATGCGGTTAAGGCGGTGGTTCCACCAGTCCTTGATAAACTGGTGGGTTCTCTCGTGAGAGCACTCAATCGAGATACCTCCACCGACCACATACTGAGAGGTGAGCTCAACGATGCGGCGGGCCAGGGGATTAACGCGCCAGGCCTCCAGGGCGTCGGCCAGTACGGTCTCGCGGTCATAATCATAGCGGTCGCGTGGGTAGGTGTTGGCTGAGAGGCTGCGGTCGTGGCTGTCATCGATGGCGCGCACAGCCAGGTCGATGCGGCGCTGGATCTCTGCGTTGATACGCCCGGAGAAGAGGCGGTCTGTCAGGCGTGAGAGTAGGGAATTGTTGTTCACAGGATAACCGCCAGAAGGAGGATTATAAGGATTACGGCCAGAATAATACCGAGGCTTTTGAACCATTTCCAGATAGCGACGTCTGTGCCCTTGGGCAGCTCATGGCTGGAACAGCGAGAAATCATCATCGCCGTGCGACGACCATCCGGATATTTGCCTTCGATTTTGATATGTTTGGTAGCCTCGACAACTGCGGTGATTTGGCCTTTGCCGGGGCCGAGGTCTTTGCCGAGCAGGTGACTGGCTTCGTGTTGGTAAAAGGTTCCCTTATGCGGCTTCATCGGGCACCTCCACATTAACCTCGGTGACTTCGCAGCTGGCGTCTCTTTCTGTCAAACGGTGTGCATCCATCCAATATTGGATGGCCTTTTGAGCACCTTCGAAAGTCATTATGCCTGCTGGAATGTGGATTTTGATTTCAATATCTTTAAATTCATCCATTATTCAATCCTTTCATCAGCTCGGCGTCGCAAATAATTGAGCGGTAGGCGTCTTGACCACGATGGTCCCGGCGGTGACTGCAGCGGCCAGGTAGTCCAGTGCGGCCTCGAAATCTGCCGTAGAGATATAGTCGACTTCGTCCAGGTGTTGTACGTGCATCAGGACATCCATCCCGTAACCATGTGTAGCGCAAAGATCGACGTAGTTCTGCCAGGTGGCAAGCGAGAGCGACCCAAGGCTGTTGTATCCAGCTCCCCAGGTCAGATTGCTTGGTCGTGGTAGTGTTCGGCTGAATGCGCCAGGATTATCGACTGAAGCAGTGTAGTATTTGAACCACCGGCGCAAAAACGTATCTACCGAATTGCCGTAATCGCTCACATCATCGATCACATAATCTGGAATGACTGCTGTCCAAGAGCCGGGCGTTATAAACGTACAAGTGTTCAGACCCAAGAGGCGCATTTCCATGAGGGCGGCCTCGGTTTCTTCGATAAAAGTCACCCAATCCGGCGCAAAGGCGTGGGTCATGGAATGGCACATAATTTCCATACCTGCGGTTTGCATTTCCAGCAGTTGGGCCAGGGTCATGTTGTTTGTGTAACCGATCATAGAGCGCACGATTGAGAAACCAGCGACCAGGCTGCGGGTTGCCAGCAGAGGATAAATTATCGTGTAGTTGCGGTAGTCGGTATCGTCGAAGCGCAAGGAAACGATCCCTTGCCCGGCGGTGTAGTGCTCGTTGGCGTAGTAGGACGAGTAATCGGGAGGCGTGTAGGGTAGCGGCCAGCCGTACTTGCGAATGGAGAACAAGTCGATGGTGGATGCGCCGTAGGCAAATATACCGACGTAATGATTATTGATAATGGCGGCGTCGCTGACGGTTACATCTGCGCCCAGCTGGCGGCTGCAATAGTAAAGGCGGTAAGTTGTACCGATCTTGCGGATCTCGATGGATTCACCGGCGACCGGCGTGATGGTATCTGAAACGATCAGTGTGCGGGTTTGATTTAGAACCTTATACAAAGATATGATTGTGCCTTCCTTGCGGACCTCGGCCAGGATGTAGTTTTGCGGGTTGGCCGGATCATCCAGGTTGACCACGATGCCGGCTTCTCCGGGGTAGACGTAGGTTACGGCGGCTTTGCAAATAAAATTTGTGGCTAAATAAGGGCGGGTGGCGAAAAAGGACGGATAGGTAAACTCTTTCAAGCTCCAGTCGTCTACATACCAGGTGGTAGAAACTGTCCCTTTCTGGTTTGCATCGATGGACTCGTTTCCGGTGGAAGCGGCTTTGTCATAGGTCAAAACGCGTTTGTAAACTCCACCGGTTGGCGCAATTGAATTCGAGATGTTTGCCAAACGCGCCTGTGTCTTGTAGACGTAGACATCTCCCGGACCTTCATTGCGCAGCCAGCCATCGAACAGATACCAGTGGTTAGCCGTCACGGTAACATCGTTTGGATTCACACCCTTATTATTGGTGGTGTCTCCAACGCATTTCTGCGCTTTCGCGCCTCCGTGAATGATCGTACCTTCTTCGGTCGCTGTAGTATGTGTGCCGCCGTTCTTTGTCCAGTTGGGAGCCAGGCCGGCGGTATACGTGCCTTCGCAGCCCGGATTTGTGAAGAGCTCGGATGCGCCTGAGACTAGATCATTGGCTATCTTATTGCCGCCGATCAACCAGGTGGGGCTGGTCCAGCCGTTACCCAGCGCGCCATCGGCGCGGTCGAAATCGTCCATGAACGGCAAAATTACCGTCGGCTTTGTAGTGAGGTGCAGGGCGGTAACGGCCTGGAGCTGGTAGGGTTTTAGGCGTCTAATACGAGCCATGCAACACCCTCGCCATTAACGACCGAATCAAGCATGATAGCCCCGAGATTGCCAATGAATTGAAAGATTACGGCTTCATCTGCGGCGAGCTGCAAGCCGTTGGCGCTGGTGACATCTCCGGCGCCGTCATTGCCGACGTAGACATAATCGGTATTAGAATCCAGGGCCTTGACCATGATCGGGGCTGCGACCTGGAGTGAGCCAAGAACGACGGCGGTTCCGGCGGTGGTAACTACTTTTTGACCTGAAATAGGGTGCATAATTCACCTTTCTTTTTTTGACGTTTACACAACAAGTTGTGTCACGTCAATATAATTAGAAACCTTCACGGTCGATCTCCAAGAGCGGATCGCGGCGGTGGATTACGAGAGCGGGGCCGGTGGCTGCCCACGGCTGCGCATCCAGGACGGAGGCCAGAGCGGCGGACATAATCCAATCGTCATGTAAATAAGCGCCGGTGGTAGTGTTCCTGGACCCATCCGGTACGGACCATTTCATACGGCGGTCGGGGCCGGGGATAATTTCCATCTGGCAAGATTGGAGCTGTTCGTAGAATTCTTCCTGTTCGGGTACATTGTCCTTATAGTCCTCGGTAAGTGCATAATCCTTAAGTCTGCCGGTCTCGATCAGGCTCAAGAAATCCCAACCCAGCTTTGATTTCGTGCTGGAATTAAAGACGTAAGGAATGACCTTACCCGGCAGGGCTTTGTCGAGGAAAGAAGCCAGACCGGCCCCGACACCGGTGGCGTCTACCACCAGGTAGCGCGCTGCCCAGAGCTCCGCCAGGGCGCGGATTTGGCCGTATAGGGCGGGGTGCTTGACGCCGATCCAGGAATGACGATCGACTATTTTGTACGCAGGCGCTTTGATGATTGGATCGGCCAGCCCGGCCAGGTCTACCTCTACGATTGTCAGGGCGGTGGAGTCCCGGCGCGGGTTGGCCATGGTCTCATTGCCGGCGTCTTCGGGATTACCGGTAACGCCCTCATCCTCGCCGGCCACATCAACCAATAAAGCATACATACAGCCAGCCCGGGGGTTGTGGATGCGGGGATGGCTGCCGGCCAGGAGCGCCAGGCGGCGAGCTGGGAACATACCGCCTTCGCCGTCGATTTCCTCGGAGAAGAACTGAGTTTTGACCATGGGGTGCTGGCGTCCGAGCCTGGCGATCTGTTCTTTCACGAACTTACCGTAAGCGGGAACCTCCCGGGCGACGGTATCAGCGTCGATGGTAAACACGCGGCGGATGCCGTCCAGTTTCTCGGCTGCCTGGGCGAGGCGCAGCTCACGCGCCAGCAGGGTGCGGCTGGTCCAGGCGGTGCCCCAGAAGACACGTGTGGCGTTGGTGGAGGCGGCCATGGGGGCAAAGTCCTTGTCCCATTTGGAGGGGAGCACATCCTGGGCCTCGTCGCACTCCAGCAAGGTGGAAGCGGTGGCGCCCACCACGTTGGCGGTCGGGGATCCTGAGAGGAAGAAGATGCGGGCTTTGTCGATGCGGTAAATGTAGCCCGATTCCTTGGCCCATTTGAGCTCGCGGGCGATCAGGTTGCGGTCCAGGATGCGCTGCAGGCGGCGCATAGCGTTCTGGGTCTGCGGCTTCCAGGTGGGAGAGACCTTGACGATCTCGGCGTCGGTGTGGGAAAGAACGGTGAGCAGGTAGGTTTCGATCTGGGCCTGCAGCTCGTTCTTACCGGACTGGCGCGGGAAGACCACCACGAAGGTTAAACCTAAATTTTTCAGGACCGAATTGACCACGGACGCGGCCACAGCTATTTGGTACTTTCTGAGCTCGATCCCGGAGGCGGTTTTAGAAAACATAACAATATCCCGCAGTAAATTCATGATAACGTCGTAAAGATCTGTCATTACCCACCAAAGAAAGCCCGGATTAATGCGATGAGTGCAACAATGCTGGAGCCGCCGGCTGCCAGGCCGGACCAGACCTTGAACTGAGTCACTCCATCGGTGGCAGCTCTGAGGCGCTGTTCGTGGTCGCTGGAGTATGTTTCGAGGCGGTCCAGGCGGGAGTTGATCAGCTTTTGCTCAGACTTGAGCAAGTCTATGGCATGGCTGAACTGTTCGGCGATGAGGGCAGCCTGCAAGCCTTCTACGGTTGAATTTCCGGAGTTGGTTTGTTCCATTCCTGGTTTACCTCATCGATGGCGGTATCGATCATAGATTGGAAGTTCAGGCGGAGTTGACAGCCGTCTACGTTCTCGCAATCCTGGCAGTGGATCAGGTCGCGGCGCAGCTTGCGCATGGACTTAATCAATTCTTTAGTGGTTGAGATTACAAAGTTAGTATCTTTTGGGATTGGACATATCATGGTCATGGGTTGGATCCTTTCAGCTCTGAGATGATGTCGCCCAGCGCCTGGTGAAGTACATCGGACACCTTGCCGTTTTGAGCGGCCAGCTTCTTCTCTGTACTCAGCAGGCGGGCCAGGCGCGTCGCCGCTGTCCCCAGGGTGTCGAGCGCCGTGATGGCGTTTTCCAGATCGCCGCGGTGATCTGTACTGTAGGAGTCTTCCGGGTTGGAAGCCAGCTCCACCACCCGGCGGATCATTACGCGCAGCATGGCTACCTCATCCTGCAAGCTTTCCTGCGGGAAGCCCTCCAGGTCCATGGCTTCCGCCGCTTTGAAGTGCTGGCTGTAAAAGCCATGCTTGAGGGCGTTCGTATTGCCGGGCTGCCCGCCCCGCTTGCGCCCCCGGTGCTCTGTACCGTCGTTCACCGCTTGGCGCTCCCGGCCTCTTTTGCCGTGGTACGCTGATCTCCAGCGTCCTGCTGCTCTTGACGGTGATCTGTACCGTAGGCGTCCCGCTGATCTACAAGCGGCGCCTGCCCCGAGGCCTTGTTCTTGGCTGAGTGGTGGACGGTTTGGAAGCTCTGGCGGGAAACCGGCCTGCGTATATACATCTTTCTCTGGGCTGCCCCCGGCCTCTCTTGCCGTGGTACGGTGCTCTGTACTGCCTTTGGACCGGTCTCCCCGGCCGCGGTGCTCTCTACCGCCTGTGGACCAGCCTCCTCGGTCTTACGCCCGCCTCGCGGCGAGATCGCAAAAGCCGCCTGGTTGGCGATCAGGGCCGCAACGAAGACCTTTGCCAGCCCCCAGGCCCCCGCCCGGTTGCAGGTTGGGGCCGTGACCCAACCGCTTTTAAGACAGCTTAATCCAAAAACGCCCAGCGCGCAGGCCAGCAGCAGGCCTAACATCACCAGGCGTTTTTGGGTGGGGGTCAACCCGTCAAAGCGCTGGCTGACCCCTGGAATGTAGCTGAACCCCAGCGACAGCACAATACCTGCCGCCGCCGATAACTCTTCTGAGCTCACACCTGCCATACGTCCTCCTCGCTGATTTGTAGCGTCGCTCGCTTGTCTGCTTGATATCTGTACTCGTTTGGGTGCTGCGCTATTAAAATAGCACATTTGTTCTAGCAAATCAAGCGGAAAAAGGACATATCCCCCATTAATCCCCCGTTCTGAAGTGAAAAACCGGAGCGCGGAGCGTCCCTTTACCCCCGAGAACACCCGGTTGTATTAATAGGACATACGCAGTTGATTGGAAAAAGACCGAAAATTTGGGTGGTTGGCGGGCGGGTACCACCCCATTAAACCGTGGTAGAAAGTGGGGCTTGCAAAAAATGGGGTTCATTGGCAAACTCTTGGTTACTAAACCATAAGAGGATGGCCAATGAACC